CTGTTATTTTTGCCATTATCTTCTACCATCGGGTTGAAAGTCAAATCTAAATAATCCTAGTCTCCAGTTTTCATTTACAGAATCATTTTCAATTTTTAATGCAGCAAGTCTTGCTCTAGCTCGTGTATCTATTTTTTCTGTAGAACTATTTATTGTAAATGGTCCTAAAGGAGAGCTTGTTTGTGTGTCTGAAGGATAATCTCTTAATTGCATTGTAACTTTAGCATTACCTTGTAACACTTTAAAGTCTGGAACAAATCTTCTTATTTTTATAAAGAATTCACCATCTCCTTGTGCATCTAAATCAAAATCTCCAGATTCAATAAATGCTGCTATAGCTGTTATATTACCATTAGCATCTACTTCATTAACCCCTGTTTCATGTTCATAATAAATTGATTTTCCTTGCCCTGCTGTAATACCATTTACTGTAGGAAAATTAGGTGCACTGTTTTCTATAAATTTAGTAGCATAAGGTTTATCAAATATCACTTGATCTGCATAAGAACTTCTTGCTAATGTTCCAGTTACCCATGTTTGTTCTAAGTAATTATATACAACCATTCTATTTACAAAAGTACTTGAAGCATCTGGATAAAACCATATTATTTCATTAAACAAACTATTATGAGACGCAAATACTTGTTGCCCTGCGTTTGGATTTAAACCAGGATTGTTACCTGTTGTTTTAAATACAAAATCCTCCACAGAACATGGCATTCTTTTTACAGATCCATCATAAACAAAAAATCCACCTTCATCGGACATCCAATAAACAGTCGTATCTACAAACACCATTGCATTTTTACCAATAATACCACAGTTAGATCCAACTTGTCTTACTGAAAACGTAAAAGGTGGACCAACAAATTGCATAATGTAAGCAGAGGTATCTGTTCCAACAAAGGTATAATCTTTACCTTGAACTGCAGCTCGTATTTCAGTCCCTGAATCTAATTGAAAAGTTCCAGCTGTGTTTACAGATGTAGGTTGATAATCTGTTCTGTCCTCTTGATCTGAAAATCTTATAAACATTTTATCTTGTGATTGAGGTGAACCTATAGTTGTTTCGGTCCCTAAATGAAATAAATGTCTGTCTCGATCTGAAACAATTGTCATTACAGATGCTGTTGGATTGTTTGCAATACTAGTTGCTCTAGTGTCAAGAGCCGATGAACTTGTGCTTAATGGAGACCACTCAAAAGATCTTCCGTTATGAACAGTAGCTATTAATATTTGACCATAATTATCAAGTGACCACATTCCAGGATCCAAGAATGTATTAGTAGTTGATCTTGGTGTGCCCCAAGTAGATCCACCCCATAAACCTGCACCCCAACCAAATCCTCCAGTTTGAACTAAATCTCCAATTTGAATATAAGGTAATAAATCTAAAGTTCCATCATTTGTTGCTCCTGTACCAGTTTCAGCTGTAGGCATTTGTATTGTAAAAGTCGTTGCACTTAAAACTGATTGAACCTCAAATAATATGTCATCAAAATCTGTAGCTGTATAATCAGTATCTGGAGAAGTAAAAGAACCTGCGTTTTCGAATGTAAGAATATCCCCTGCTTCTAAATCATGAGCGCTGCTAGTAGTTATTGTAACTGTTGTAGATCCATTTGTTGTTGTAATATTAGCCCCTGTTTGTTCACGGTCTGGGTCTATTGGAGTAATGTCATAAAATTGACCTGAGTAGTAAATATATAAACATCTATTCGTACCAATAGCGTTATATTTTCTTCCGTCTAAATCTGTAAAAGTATGTTGGGCTCTTGCTACCCCTATTAATTCAGAAGATGTTTCTTGTACCCAACCTCCTATTTTTTCAGGTTGACCATATCTAAAACGTACATTATCCCCATCTACCCAATTGTTTTCGTTTTGAGTATCGGTTAATTGTTTATTAAAACCAGGTCTAAAAGGTACTTTTGTTAAAGCCATAATTGTATTTTACAATAAATTGTATTGTTAGTATAGCACCTGAAAAGTAATATTATAAAGGATGCAGTGGGGTGGTATGGTGGTATCCACTGCATCCATCATAATACACTATTTCTTAAACCAGGAAGGAAGCCCTAAATGTGGTCTTTTATCAAACATATTTTCTTTGGATCCAGGAGTCTTTTTATTATTATAATGCAAAAAAACTTGAACACATTCTTTACCTTTAAATTTTTCTCTCCAATGTTCTAATTCACAACCAGAATATACTAACATATCTCCTGGTTTTAAATCTACTTTAATTCCTTTTTTACCTATTTCTCCAGATGGTTCTAAATATATTGGCCAGTCATCACCACCTAGGTTCATAGTAGTTGATATCTCACAACTAAATCTATCTTTGTGCCTTTTAAGAATATCCCCTTTTTTATAAATTCTTGCATAGGTATATGCAGGATATAATTTTAATCCTGTTGTTTTTTCCATAACTGGTTGACATTTTAATAATAAAGTTTCCATCGCAATATCAGAATAACAAGAATAGGTGTTTGGAATCTGTTCATTCTCACTTTCATAATAACCTAGTAAAGTTTCATATGGAGAAATGTATCTTGCTTGTCTACATGTATCATAAACTTGTTTTTGCATAGAAAAATAATTTGCAACAAATGTAGCTAAGTCTTTTGAGATCGCTTGTTTAATAACTGTATATTTATTTTTTTTAAAGGACATCTTTAGCCATCTCTTTCGGTACAGCTTGTATATTCCAATGAATAAATCTAAATGGTTCTACACCAAAGTCGACTGCATATTCATGTTCCAAGTACCCTGGAAAGATAATAAGTGTGCCTGGCTTTGGTTTAAAATGTACTAATTCAGTTCCATGAAATACACCATTACCAGGTTTCATTTTTAATTTTGTAGCTCGTGCACCTGTTCTTGGTTCATGAAATATTGGATAAGAAGTTTTATCAGAACATTTTAAAAAATAAAATCCTGATACATGTTGATTCCAATGAATATGAGCTGAGTGATGACCACCACCATTTTTAGCAAACTCTTGTACCCATAACTCACTAAACATAGTTGTATATTGCTGCATATCAAAACCACACCAATCTAAAAACTCCCAAGATTTTTGACCGACATAGTTTCTAAAATCTAAAAAGTTATTATCCATTGTAAGTGGTGTTGAATGATAACTTCTTCCAAAGTCACCATGTTTTTTAATAAATTCTTTTTCTCTTTTTTTAGCATCTTTAATATATTGATTTGATGCTTTGTTTAAGGATTTAACAAACTCTGGTTTGTTTTCAATCCATATTGGTGTTTTAAAATATTCTGTTATTTGCATTATTTAAATGGATATCCAAGATTCCACATGACTAATGAATATCGCACTCCTTTCGTTACAGGTTTAACTCTATGCCATACAAATGAAGGAAACACAATAATAGATCCTTTTGGTAGTATTTCTTTTGCTTGTTTTAAATGTTTAGCTTCTTCTCTCATATGAGGATCATAGTTTCTAAAATCAAATTCTAATTCGCCCCCTTGATATTCAGACCCATCAGTTAATTGACAAGTCATTGAAAGCTTCCTTATTTTACCATGTTCATTAAGATTATTGGGTTTATTATATGGTTTATCCCAAGAATCACAATGCCAATCATAATATTGATTTAATTTATATTTTGTAAATTGCATAGACTCTGATCTATCCCATTCAAAATTCCAACCTGCAGCTCTATTTGCTTCATGAATGTATGGATGCAATTCTTTATAAATCCATGGATCATTGAGCCACACTAAATCTGAATTTCTTTTTCTTTTCATGTCTTTAATTTCATCTTTAGTAAGTTCTCTATCTCCATATCCACCTGTTCTAGCCAAGGATTCAGAATGCGATAGACCATATTTAATTATGTCATCACATATTTTAGAAGGAACAGCTGATTTAAAATACCAGTAATAATTAGATATATTCATATGTAATAGTTTGAACAAAATTTAAACTATCTTTTTGGCTATTAGTTATGTAATACGTATTGGTAGATGGAAACATAATAAACATATTATTTTTTAATTCTATATCCCAAGATCTTCCTTTTCTTCTATTATCATCATAAAATATTCTCACAAAACAGTTATTGGTTTTAACACCATACAATAATGTATAATCAGGTGAATTTCTTAAATCGACTGGATCAATATTCAATAATGGAGGAGTTTGTTGATTGGGTTTATACATGTCTCCCCAAGTTATTTTATTTACTAATTGAAAATCATATTCTAAATTTATATGATCTCTTATGTAAGTATTAAGCATGTCCCAAGTTCTCGAAAATGGAAACTCTGAATCTGTAAATGTTGATTGTAAAATGTCGCCTGATAATTTATCTCGGTCTATTTCAAAACCTTTTGGCATTGAAACGTCACCATAATATAAAGTTTGTTCAGATAGTATCTTCTTATCCATACCACCATTAGATATATATTAAGCTAATCTATTTGTCAAACTCCAACCAGTTGTATTATCAGCTTGATACGCATCTTCATCCCAATGATATTCCCACCAATGAGTATTTGCTGCGTTTTGATCTTGTTGTTCTTGAGTAAATGCCGGTGCATCACCAATCGGTGATTGCCATCTTGCTTCTGAAATTAATTTAACCCATGAAGCAAATGGTTTTTTAGGCCAAAAAATTTGATTGTCTTCATCCCAAGTATAACCAATACCTGCATAATTTCCTCTAAATGGAGTTCCACCTAATTTATGTTGATTATTAGATGTATTATAAGATGTTTGAATCCACATTTGTGCAGGCCAATTATTGTGTTGTTCTAAATATTGTTGACCTACTGTTTCATCCTCAACACCATCAGCATTGAGCATATCATTATTATCAAGTGTTAACACTTGAATAACTTTACTGTTAGATCCTAGTTTTGCGAAATGTGCCATAATTAACTCCTATTATACTATTTATTTTTAATTTAGTAAATACATCCTAATTTTGATATTTATATCTAATAATAACGATTCCTGAACCACCATTACCACCTGTAGCATTACCACCACCTCCACCTCCACCACCAGTGTTAGTTGTTCCTGGTGTTGCTGGCGTGTTTATAGAACCTGCTCCGCCTCCACCTGATCCACCTGAACCTGCTGTACCACTTGGGTTAGGTGATCCTCCGCCACCTCCACCTGCTCGTGTAACAGATGAACCGTTTATTGAATTTGCTGTTCCATTACCTCCTGGCCCAGCTACAATAGTAGGAGCTGAACTCCCTGTAGCATTAGTCCCAGCAACAGAAGCTCCACCACCTCCGCCACCGCCATTGTAAGAAAGATTGTCTGTTTTACCATTTCCACCAGGATTACCTTGCGGTGGACTTACGGGAGGACTGTTTCCTGTTCCTCCTGATCCATTATTAGCTCCACCACCACCACCAGAACCACCTGATCCTCCATTCCCACTAAGAGGAACTGCACCACCATAACCTCCACCGGCAGATGTAATACTTGAAAAAACTGAATTAGATCCTGTACTACCAGGACCTTGACTTGTACCACCAGCTCCGCCACCACCAACTGAAATTGGGAAAGGTGATGCTGTTACTGATAAACCTGAACAACCTGATGGATAATTAGACCTGAATCCTCCTGCACCTCCACCACCTTGATAACCACCACCTCCACCAGCACCAGCAGTAACTAAATAATCTACAGTATTAGACCCTGCAGCATTACCAACAGCTGATACACAAAATGTACCAGGGCTTGTGAATGTATGTATTTTAAAATCTCCTGAAGTTGTAATTGTTCCACCTGTTGCTACAATATATTGTCTGTCTTCAACAATATCACTTGCTTTTGCAGCATCAATTAAAAGCCATCCTTTAGTTGCATCTACATAAATTAATAAAACAGATGCACCTTCAGTATTTATAATAAAATCATTTGCACTTCCTTGAATGTTTGAACCATTTCTACCAATCGTAATATTATTAGTGTCAGCTGTATTTGCATAGTCAGCAATAGCCACCACATCTCCCGCAGTAGGAGAGGAAGGAAGTGTTACTGTTATTGCTCCTGAAGTTGTGTTTACAAAATAACCGTTTCCTCCAACTGCAGTAAAGCCAGCTGTTTTTGCAGTCGTATCCCAAGTGATTGCACCTATATTTTTAAAAGTGCCTTCATCTATTAAAGTTGTTCCACAAGAATTTATTCCCATAATTTTTACCTATTGATATTTATACCTAATTATTAC